GTCAAAGGTCCAGACATAAAAGAATTATCAAAACCTTTTGAAAAATCTTTTGCTGATATGCCTGCAGCAGGTTCACAATTGACACAATCAGCATCTGTTGAAAAACTTGCACAAGAGCAAGCATTAGCATCAAAGAAAAAACAAGCAGAATCCAGTGTTGAATCTGCTAAAATTTACAAAGACTCGTCTGAAAAATTTGTTTCTTTCTTGGAAAAAGACATTGCAGCCAAAGAACAAGAACTGGCCGCTACTGACAGTGAAAGAACAAAACGTCGATTAGAAAATGAGTTGACAACTCAGCGAACCAAGTTAGATGGTGCAAAATCTCAAGTGATTGAAGACACTAAAAATTTATTAACTGCTGAAAAAGAGTTAATTGATGCTCAGCAACAATCTGTTGCTGCAGAAACCAGCATACGAGAAGAAACTATTCAGCAGACTAATAATATTGCAGAACAGACACAGTCAATGTTGGCAACTAAGAAAGAGTTTTCTGATTCTGAACTACAACAAATTGGACACGAATTATCTACATTGGCCAACGAAAAGGAAGTTCAATCAATACGACAAGCCGGTGTTCAGGCCGGCCTAGACAAACTTACTGCACAAAAAGATATCTACGAAAACAATCAGAAGTATGATGAACGAGACTTAACAGAGTCTACTGAAGAACTTGCAATGTTGCGTAATAGAATAGACAACAGTGAATCTGCAGAAGAAGTATTAGAATTACAAAAACAAGTAGACATCGAAGAAGCACTTAATGTCTCATTACAGAGAAAAATTGCAGAACGAAATCAAAATATTTTAGACACCAATGCTGACATTGCATTAAAAGAACAAGAGTTGCTAGATCTTAGAGAAGAAATGTCGGACACTGAAATTGCCATTCAAGACAAACAGTCTGAACTGTTGGATCATGTCAGCAACCAAGGCGAAATAGCAACAGAGTCTGACGAAGACTTGGCATTGTATGGGGCCAATCAACCAGAAATTACTGAAGAGTCTCCTGGAGATTTGGCATTGTATGGTGCTAATCAACCAGAAATTGCTGAAGAGTCTCGTATGGACTTGGAAAATCAGGCACTTGGAATCACTCGTCCCAAAGCAGATTCCACCAATGCAAAAAATAAAACACAGACTACCACAGGACAAGATCCATTTTCCAGCATGCTGGATAGATTCATGGGACCAATGGCTAAACCAGCCAGTGCCACTGCTGGCGTTGATGCTGCCAAGAATTCAGCAGTGAAAGATGCTGAGAAAAAAGATGCAGATGCCAAACAGGCGCAGACTGCTAAAACAGCACCAGCAACAGCAACTGATGCCAAATCAAAAACTGCCACAGGCAGCGGCAAAGAAGCATCCATGTCAGACCTATTGGCCAGCATGGAACAGTTAAATATGCAAGTAGGCAAATTAACTGGCGAAATGTCTAGGTTGCCAAACTTGATGGAAAAAGCAGTGTCAGCAACCAAAGCGTTGAATGGCAATCTTAATATGAGAGTATAATTATGTCGTGGAAAAAGTATTTTACCCCTGTTAACACCGGTGCCCTAACTGACGGCACATGGAGTCCTATGAGCAGTCAGAACTCCAGTAGACCAGGGCCTGCTAGAACAAACTACAGTAGTTTTTTGCCAGATGTCTATACAGGCAGTCCCAACAGAGTTGAAAGATATTTACAGTATGACACTATGGATATGGATCCAGAAGTAAATGCAGCATTGGATATTTTAGCAGAATTTTGCACACAGAAAAACAAAGAGAACAACACACCGTTTAATTTATTTTTTAAAAACAAAGCAACCAATACAGAAATACGTATTCTAAGAGAATATCTGCAACAATGGTCAAAGTTGCAAGAATTTGACACACGAATTTTTAGAACCATTCGTAATCTTTTCAAATATGGCGATGCATTTTTTGTACGAGATCCAGAAAATCAAAAATGGATGTACATAGATGCTGGAAAAATTACCAAAATTATAGTCAACGAAAGTGAAGGCAAAACACCTGAACAATATGTGATCAAAGATCTCAATATCAACTTGAAAGATCTTGCGGTGACCATGATTCACCCCAACACAACCAACACACAGAATAGAGGAACTACCTATGCTGCCGGCGGCAGTAACGGCAGCGCAGGTCCTGGAGGTGCATACAATGTTTCAACTGGATCTAGATTTGAATTAACACAGATGGAAGAAGCAGTAAATGCTGAACATGTGATTCATCTCAGCCTCAGTGAAGGACTGGACAACAACTATCCGTTTGGCAACAGTTTGTTAGAACAGGTATTCAAAGTATTCAAACAGAAAGAATTGTTAGAAGATGCTATCATTATCTATCGTGTACAACGTGCTCCAGAACGTAGAGTGTTCTATGTAGACGTGGGCAACATGCCCAGTCACTTGGCCATGGGATTTGTTGAGCGTGTTAAAAATGAAATACACCAACGTAGGATTCCCAGTAGTACTGGCGGTGGCACTAACGTTATTGATTCAGCATACAATCCGTTAAGTATCAATGAAGATTACTTCTTCCCACAGACTGCTGAAGGACGAGGAAGTAAAGTTGAAACTCTACCAGGAGGAACGAATCTTGGTGAGATTGACGACTTAAAATTCTTTACAAACAAGTTGTTCCGTGGTTTAAGAATTCCCAGTAGTTATTTGCCCACAGGTGCAGACGACAGTCAAGCACAGTACAACGATGGTCGTGTTGGCACAGCATACATTCAAGAATTTAGATTTAACAAATATTGTGAAAGACTACAAAGTTTAGCAGCCAGTATATTTGACGAAGAATTTAAATTGTATCTACACAACAGAGGAGTCAATATTGATTCTAGTTTGTTTGAATTAAAACTACAACCTCCAATGAACTTTGCAGCATATCGTCAAAGTGAAGTAGATGGCCAACGTATCAATACATTTAACACTATTCAAGCAGTGCCGTTTATTAGTAAACGCTTTGCATTAAAACGATTCTTGGGATTAAGCGAAGAAGAAATGGCAGAAAATGAACTGCTGTGGAGCGAAGAACAAGGCAAGAGTGATCCAATACCCACAGACAGCAGTGGCGAACTGAGATCTATTGGCTTAAGTCAGGGAAATATTGCCGCTGATGTTGATGCTGCCACTGACACCGAAGGTACTCCTGAACAGGCTGCAGCAGTGCCAGAACCTGGTGCTGAACCGTTACCAGTGACTCCCGCAACTCCGCCAACAGCATAAATATCATATGATTCTAAGAGAACTGTTTTACGTCGACAATGACAAAAAATCTCTGGCTAATGACATGAGATACGAACCTCGCCGCGACAAAACTGCTATATCTAAAAACGACACTAGAAAAACTAGATTAACATTGGGTCAAATTAATCAATTGAGAAAGACTAGTGAAGCACACATCTTAGAACAAGAACAAGAATTGCAATTTGTAAAAATAATGTATGGTGCTCCACCTCCAGCACCACAATAAAATCTCTTTGATAAATTAATACAAGGAGAATAATATGCGTTGTTTTGTGCTAGGCAACGGCAAAAGCCGTCTTGCAATTCAGCCCCCAGATCTAAAAGCATACGGAAAAATATACGGATGCAATGCTCTATATAGAGAATTTGATCCAGATTTTTTAATTGCAGTAGATCCCAAAATGGTTATGGAACTAAACAGTGTTGGCTATCAACACCAGCATTCAGTGTGGACCAATGGCAATGCTAGATACAAAGCATTTAGAGGATTCAACTATTTTATTCCCAGTCTAGGATGGAGCAGCGGCCCAACAGCGTTGGACATGGCTTCTCGATCAGGTGTGACCGAAATATATATTTTGGGATTTGACTATGAAGGTGAAAACGGCAAATTAAACAACGTCTACGCCAACACAAAAAATTACAAATTGTCTAGCGATGTAGCCACTTACCACGGTAATTGGATGCGACAAACAGAAAAAGTTATTCGAGATAACAAACACATAAAATATTATCGACTAGTCGGTGATAAATATTTTGATACAAATTGGCATTTTTCAAACTTTAAGAATTTAAATTACACAGAATTTAAACAACTCTTGAAGACCTGGCCTAAAAACTAGCATTTTTAGGCCATTTCACCCCATTTATTACAATTAAAAGTAAATATATCAACAGCCTTGTAACCATAGGAGACAAAACAATGACTGATCGAAACAAATTTGAACAGATGCTTGAGTCTTTGGTCAATGACGACCAAGCCAGAGCAAAGGAACTATTCCACCAAATCGTGGTAGAAAAATCACGTGAGATTTATGAAAATCTTCTTGCTGAAGAATTTGACGAAGACGTTGAAGAAGGTCAAAAAGAAGATGATGACATGGAAGAATCCATGGAAGACGAAACTGATGACATGGAAGAAGGTATGGACGACGAAACCGACGACATGTCTATGGAAGCAAATGACATGGATGACGAATCTGACATGGACATGCCAGCAATGGACAAGGGTGATGATTTCATCGACGATGTCACTGGTGATACAGATAACCCAGAAGAAATAGTTGCTGATATCGGTGCAGCAGTTGATGACTTAGATGCATTAGTTGCTGAATTAGAAGACGCTATTGCAGCGTTTGATGGCGGCAAAGAAGATGATGCAGAAATGGATATGGATGACGAAGACGACATGATGTCTAAAGAACAGTATGCATTTGAAGATGAGCAAATGATGCGTGAGTATGTGGAAAAAGTAGGCGAAACCTACAAAGGCGGCAAAGTTGCCAGTACCAGCGAAGCAGGTGGCGCCAACACAAAAAGTATCATAGCCAAGAAGAATGACATGGGTGGCACAACTGCTAACATTGCCAAAGGCGGTGAAGGCGGTGGTAACAAAACCAGCCTACCAGGTCATGCAAACGCCAAGACTGAAAATCTTGGCAACGTAAATGTTCCAGGCGGCAAGGCTGGTGTAAAACATCTTAAGGGTGTGCCAGCAGGTCACGGAGCAGAAAAGAAAGGCAGTGGCGACACTGCTACCAATAAGAGAAGCATAATTGGATCTAGATAATGTTTTTACTTCGTGAAAATCTTTCGTTTACACAGGCCGGCATCGTTGTTGAATCAACTGACAACGAGACTGGCGGTAAAAGTTTGTACATGAAAGGTATTTGCATACAGGGCGGAATTAAAAACGCTAACCAAAGGGTATATCCTGTGGACGAGATTGGCAGGGCTGTTAAGACTCTAAACGATCAGATTGCCAATGGTTATTCTGTATGCGGTGAAGTAGATCATCCAGACGATCTAAAAATTAACCTGGACCGTGTCAGCCACATGATTACCTCAATGTGGATGGACGGTCCAAATGGTTATGGCAAAATGAAAATATTACCTACTCCTATGGGACAACTGGTTAAAACTATGTTGGAAGCCGGTGTTAAATTAGGTGTAAGTAGCAGAGGTTCTGGAAACGTCCGAGATGACGGGTCCGGTCATGTCAGCGACTTTGAAATCATTACGGTGGATATAGTTGCTCAACCAAGTGCTCCCGGTGCGTATCCTACACCAATTTACGAAAATCTCATGAACACTCGTGGCGGTTTAAGTAGCCTTCGTATAGCGAAGGAGGTGCAGGGCGACCCGAAAGCACAGAAGTATCTTAAGGAAAGCCTATTAAGAATAATAGGCGGTCTCCAATAATAGGAGGAATACATGTTGGATTCGTTAAAAACTTTGTTTGAAAACAATGTGATTTCTGAGGAGATGAGAGCAGAAATTGAACAAGCATGGGATCGCAGAGTTGTTGAAAACCGTCAAGAAGTTACACAACAATTACGCGAAGAATTTGCTCAACGCTACGATCATGACAAACAAGTCATGGTAGAAGCCATGGACAAGATGATCAGTGAACACTTAGCTGTTGAAATTCAAGAGTTTAAGGAAGACAAAGCACATTTGGCAGAAGCAAAAGCCAAGTATGCTAAGAAGATGAAAGACGATGGCAAGAAGATGAAAGAATTTATGGTTCATCAACTGGCTAAAGAGATTTCAGAACTACACGAAGATCAGAAACAGTCAGCAGATAAATTCCAGAAACTTGAACAATTTATTATAGATGCTCTATCTGAAGAAATTGCAGAGTTTTATCAAGACAAGCAAGACCTGGCCGAAGCCAAGGTCAAATTAGTTAAAGAAGGTAGAGAACAGATTTCTGCATTAAAACAGAAATTTGTAAAACGTGCAGCAAGCATGGTAGAGTCTATGATTGGTAATAACCTATCTAAAGAAATTACCCAACTCAAAGAAGATATCGAGAGTGCTCGTCGCAACGACTTTGGACGTAAATTATTCGAAGCTTTTGCTTCTGAATATCAAGCAAGTTACCTAAACGAGAAATCTGAAACTTCAAAATTACTCAAGGTCATAGACCTGAAAGATCTAGCCATTACTGAAGCAAAAACTGCGGTAGTAGCAACACAAAAGATTTTAGAAAGTAAAGATTCAGAAGTCAACCGTTTACAAGATGCTATGCAAAGACAGACCACAATGGCTGAACTTTTTGCTCCACTGAGCAAGGACCAGAAAAACATTATGTCTGAGCTGTTAGAAAGTGTGCAAACACCAAAATTACAAAATAGTTTTGAAAAATATCTACCAGCGGTGATTGCCGGCGAAACAAAACCAAAACAAAAACAGGCACTGGTAGAGGCAAAAGAAATTACTGGAAACAAGATTTCCAGTACTCAAGTTAGTGGCGAGTACGATTCTAATATCAGAAGTATTAGACGTCTTGCTGGATTATAAAGTTTAAGGAGAAAAACTAAATGTCAGATCTACTAAATGGTCGTTGGCAAGAGACCAAAGAGGCTCTATTAGAAGGCCTAAACGGTACCCGTAGAAGTTCGATGTCTGTAACTCTAGAAAATACTCGCAAGTATTTGGCTGAGTCAGCATCCGCAGGTGCTACCTCTGCCGGTAATGTCGCAACACTTAACCGTGTGATATTGCCAGTTATTCGTCGTGTCATGCCAACCGTTATCGCTAACGAGTTGGTTGGTGTTCAGCCAATGACAGGTCCAGTCGGACAAATTCACACTCTACGTGTGCGTTACTCAGACACATCAGCTAACGCTGGTGTTCTAGCAGGTGAAGAGGCTCTAAGCCCATTCAAAATTGCTGCTAGTTATTCTGGTAACGAAACAGCAGC